TTCGGATCATATTTTTCGCCTTCATCCTCATCAGAATTATAATTTTTAGATAATTCCCAGAATTCTTTTGAACCTAATCGGAAATCGTTATGATTTTCAGCTTTATACCAAAATACCTGGTCTTGTAACTTATTTGATTTAACATTATTATTAATTACTAAACATTCGTAATTTTCGGTACATTGATCCATGACTTGGCAAAACGACTCAAACGTTGGAAACATACCTGCATAGTTATCGTAAATACGTCTTCTATTTGCAATATAGTTCTCTCTTAATATAAATACGTAGTCAATATTTGTACGAAGCGTAGGAGGTATACCCAATGGATACTGCATAGTAATAATTAACATTATCTTCCAATGCCTGCCGTTCATAAAAAGAAGTCGCATCATTTTATCTCGTGCCCATGTATTATCATATAAACAATCATCTAAAATCACAAATGCACGCGGATCGATAGTTGTTCTTTTATATGTTTCCATTTCTTTTTTAATTTGTTTTAGAACATTCCGCTGCCTTTTTAATATATTCTCAATAATGGCTGTATTGTACTCATTGTGAATAAATAATCGTGGGACCATTTTTCCGTAAAACCCGTTGCCTTCTTCTGTTCCTGAGATCACCGTTCCAATTGGTATATCTTGCTGATAATAAAGGAGATCTCTTACCAAAAAACTTTTACCAGTGTCACGCTTACCAATGAGCACAATAACAGGTCCTTTTGATTCATTGGATTTGAAACTAATACTTTTCATGTCAAATTTTTTTAATTCTAAAGTCATTGTTATTATTTAACTTACAAATTTTATTTTTTTCTGTTTTACGAATTCTTCAACTTTTAGAAAAAGTTGAGCAAAATCCTTTGGTTTAACCTTTATCACTTTTTTGAAAGTTGTTTTGGATACACCTTTCCCAAAGGTGGATTTCCCAAAAGTCAAAGGTTTGGCTCAACCTTTCCCAAAGGTGGAAAAAGGTGGATAAATAAGTTAAAAAACTATATTATTTAATATACTAAATACCTAATAATATGTCCGCCACTATTTCCACCAATCCTTCTGTATTTTATCAAAAAAGGAAAAATACTGAGCTTTTTAAAAATTTAGAGAAACCAGAAATACTTTTTCTCTCCAAACCTCAAAACTATATTCCAATTTATACCCGATTTTTCTCATTAAATGAAACAAACTTTAACAATATCAATTTGAACCATAACTATTATTTGCATAATATCAAAAGTAAAATAGACCCATCAAAAAATTTATTTCAGTGTAAAATTAAAAACATTAAAAATGATAAAGTGAAAGACAAAAATATCTTTATTAAACTAGCTCCATTATTAGACCCTTTTAAGTTTTTAGTTGGTAAATATAACAATTTAACAGATGAAAAAATATGCGGTTTACCTTCTTTAAATTTATCTGATAATTTTTGTCATGATAAAATATTAGATGTAAATAATTCAGCATATGTCGACGGGTTTTTTGTCTATCTAACATCCATTCTAAAAAATGACTTTAAATTTAATCACGGTCTTGACTATTATGGATCTTTTATGGGTATTAAAAATAACTATGTTTTAAATATTTTTGATGATTTAGAGTACTTGAGTAATTCTGATTTTTTCAATAAAAACAAAAACGTTCTTTTTAAAATTGACGACTATACACATTTATTCAAAAATGAAAAGCAAAAATTAAAGAGTATTAAAATCAATTATAATTCTTCTGCAAAATCCGAACTTACGATTAATTCGATTAACAATGAAATTTATGATAATTTATTTGTTGAAACAAATAGTATAGAGAGAAAAAATGAACAATCATACTGCATTGATAATATTGATGCTTCTGATGTTTCCGATTTTGAACTTGAAAACGAAAATTTTGATAACCATACAAAAATCACTACACTAAAAACTAGTTCTACATGTTCATCAAGAATTTCTTATACAAATAGTGAATTAAGCAATGATGATATCAATAACAGTTCCGAATATGACAGTAAATACGATGATGGTGAAGACGACGATGAATGTGAAAGCGACAATGAAGTTGGTAATGACAATGAAAGCGAATATGAGAGCTTTGACAGTGAAGACGATGTTTCATCCGTCGAAGAAGAAGAAATCAATGCTACAATTAGCAAATTTCCTGTACAGTTGATTTGTATGGAAAATTGCGAGAGAACCTTTGATGAACTTATTTTTAAGAATGAATTAAGCAACGATGAATGGTTGTCCGCATTAATGCAGATTATCATGATTTTAATTACATATCAAAAATCATTCTCATTTACTCACAATGATTTACATACAAATAACATTATGTACAACGAAACATCCAAAAAATTTATTACTTATTGTTACAATAAAACAGTGTACAAAATACCCACATTTGGCCGCCTTTTTAAAATCATTGACTTTGGAAGAAGTATTTATAAATTTCAAGGTAATGTATTTTGCAGTGATAGTTTTCAAGCAGGTAATGATGCCGCATCTCAGTATAACACAGAACCTTATTTTGATGATAAAAAACCGCGATTGGAGCCCAACTTTAGTTTTGACTTATCACGTTTAGCGTGTTCTATTTTTGACTACTTAGTGGAGGATTTAGATGAAATTAAAGATATCTCAAAAATAACTGACCCAATTAAGAAAATCATCGTTGAATGGTGTTTAGACGATAAAGGTATTAATTTACTATATAAAAATAATGGCGATGAACGCTACCCTGATTTCAAATTATATAAAATGATTGCACGACATGTACATAATCATACACCACAGTCTCAGTTGGAAAGACCCGAATTTAGTCAATTTAGTATTCAAAACATAAACGTAAATGACAATGATATTGATATTAACATTGATAAAATACCGATTTTGTATTAATTTTTTTTAGAATACTATAATAACAATAATAATACACGAACTTATAAATGAGTAACTTTGGATTTATACTGACAAGGCATGTTAATTCTGCCACTACAAATAATTATTGGAACCAATGTATACGGTGCATTAGAAGACTGTATCCTGATACAAAAATAGTAGTCATTGATGATAATAGTAATTATAGTTTTGTGAAGGGTGACTATGAATACAAAAATGTGGAGATAATTCAATCAGAATTTAAAGGGCGTGGTGAACTATTAGCTTATTACTATTTTTATAAAAACAAATTTTTTGAAAATGCTATTATTATTCATGATAGTATTTTTATTCATCAAAAAATAAATTTTGAAAGGTTAAGAGGTATTGATGTTATACCGCTATGGCATTTTAAACAAGATATGGAGAATATACAAAATTCTTTGCATTTAATTTCAAGAATGAAAAATACATATTCCATACAAAGTAACTTGTCATTGAATGGAATAGTTGTACTGGGAAGAAAACATGAGTGGGCTGGATGTTTTGGTGTACAAAGCTATATAAAACATGATTTTTTAGTGAAAATAACAGATAAGTACAACTTGTTTACATTATTAGAAAAAGTCAAGACAAGGTCCGATAGATGTTGCTTAGAACGTATTTTTGGAATAATTTTTAATTTGGAGTCGGGAATAACAAAAAAACAAAAGTCTCTTTTCGGTAATATTCATCAATATAATAGTGGGTTTGATTATACTTACGAAAAATACAAGTACGATTTAATGGTTAGAAAAAAACTGCCGAAAGGTATTATTAAGGTTTGGACGGGGAGATAAGCAACTTTTTCCACCTTTCCAAAAGGTTGATGTAGTACTATGTGTTTTTCTGTGTTTTTTTCTCATTCTTTTAGTTTTAGCTCTATTTTTTCTTGTTTTACCGCCACCTTGATATTTGCTTATAAAATATACTCTAGACACAAGTTGTAAATTTACATTAAGTTTTTCATAAAATTTATTCATTGGCATCATTCTATCGCTAAAATGTGCGTTTATTCTCTCTGGTTGTTCGAACAACAAAAAAATATATCTATGTTTTCCACTTCCTTTTGGTGGAGCTGGACCTTTGTATTCAAACAACGCATCTCCGTTTTTAATATCGTTTCCAGGTATATTTACCACTAACCAATGAAAATAATTTCCGACAACTGCATCCGGGTCGTGCAATATCAGTGTATATAATCCATCTGATTTTGCGTTGTAATATACCTTGGGTTCAAGTCGCGTTTCTAACGGTGTTAGAAAAACACCTTTTTTAACTTCTGAATTATTGTATAATACTTTCATAATTATATATTATATAATAAAATTTAACCTATTCAACCTTTGGGAAAGGTTGAGCCAAAACAACTTTTAGAAAAAGTTGTGCAAATTAACCTTTAAAAAAGGTTGAGCCAAAACAACTTTTAGAAAAAGTTGTGCA